AGACTGTTCAGTTAATGCATCAAAAGCTGTTTTAAACTTACCATCACTAACTAATGTAGGATCTATAGTAGACTGTCCAACTAATGCTTTAAAAGCTTCATTGAAATCTGTAGGTTGCAAAGTAGGATCTATAGTAGACTGTTCAGTTAATGCATCAAAAGCTGTTTTAAACTGACCATCACTAACTAATGTAGGATCTATAGTAGACTGACCTCTTAATATTCCTAAATCAGTCATATACTGCGTATCGTCTATCCTTGGTGTTATTACTGGTTCTTGAAATCGTTCAGAACCTATGTTTATTTTAGCTGGAAATAATTGGTCTAATAATGATTCGTTATTGGGACCGGAAAACTGATTCGGCAATAAATTTATTGCACCTAAACCAATATCTTTTTGCATCTGTTGTTGCAATGCTGGAATTTTTGGAGGTGCTATGTTTTTTGCATCTAATTGTATAGGGCCTATTTGTCCAGCTATTTTATTTTCTATATTAGGTTCTAAGCCAAATGATCCTGCTCCTAATTCTATTTGTGATCCACCACCTTGTCCCGGTTGACTGGCAACTGCTTTTGCTAAAGATGATTCATGCGGAAACGAAAAATCAGATACTCCTAAGCCTATATCACCTTGTTTCCTTTGTCTATATTGTCCTAATTCGTTAGATGATGGTAATTTAAAATCTGTTGGCTGTACTCTTATAGGCTGACCAGTATAATCAGTACTTTGTCCTCCTGTACCAAACAATGACGATGGGCTTTGACTTCTTTGATTTTTTAAGTTTTCGTTAAATGCTTCAAAGGTCGTATTTGACCCAACTAAAGGCAACTGTCCGATTACTGATCCATTATCTACTATTTCATAAAAATCTTGTGCGTTTGCATTTGGCCCGAAAGGATTTAGGTTGCTTCTATTAGGATTATACGTTCTACGTATAGTTGGCTTACCTGTTTTTATATAGGCTTCTAAAGCTTCTGGAGATCTGTATGCAGAATTATAATGAGTATAATTTGTATAATCACTAGGATTATAATCTAATAAGTTAAATACCGACATTATTCTACCCCTGTTTTTCGGCGGCGTTTTATGCCTATAGTTTTATATTGTTGATGCACATGCCTAAATGTAAATGGTTGGTCTGCGGAATTAACCGTAATACGTATACTGCTGTTAGGCGAATACCCTTGTAGATCAACATCTCTAAATAAAATATCTGGCTTGCCAGAAGGTCTATGAGATATGCTATCTACATCTAATACCATAGTATCTAAAACCCCTGCATCTTTTCCCCCTACTATAAGAGAACGTGCCGATCCTTCTAAATGTCCAGCCAGTTGCGTAAAATTTACGGCATAATTACCCATAAAATCAAAAGCTAATCGCGCATACATCCACCGTACTCTCGTTGCTTCATCTACTGGCGGTTGTCCTCCTGTTTGAAAATATGCGCTTATAGCTGCACCATCATCACTATCTCCTTCTACATGATCGTAAAGCAATCCTGTCGTACCACCTGCGTGAGGTTTGTCATTGATTAATGCTGCACTATATCTAGTAAATCCCGTATATGGGCCATACCAAAACCCCTCATAACTTCCGTCTTCTCTCCAATTATATACTATTACTTGATTCATTGCTGTCTGGCCTATCCCATTAGGAAGAAAAAACCAAACTTCGTTTTCTAAGGGATATTGCACTGCAAAAGAATATTCTAATCTATTTCTAATAACATCTGTCCAATAACCATCTAATTGATGACTTATTTTTTCTACGTCCTGTCCCGATGCCCATTTATATATACCATCTCTACGTACAAATATTTGCTGTTCTCCGGGCAATGTTATAACAGCCCTACCGCTTATACCGGCTAAGTTTGTCACCTGTGTAGTCTGATACGGCACATCAGCATTTCCAGTAGGTGTCATTGTCCATATTCCAGCATCTGTATGTATAGCTAGTGCATCTTGCATAGGAACAACTGCTCGTACAGGTCTGCCAAAATTATGGAAATCTGCTAAGTTTTCATAATCTGCAATACCTGAACGATACATCCTATCGGCGTAATATGTTCCTGATATAGTTGGCGAAGCTAACCATAGCCTGTTATCCCAAAACGCTATATGGTTTGCTTTAGTTAAGCCACTTGGAACAGTCATATTCGTTATGTTATTACCTGCTCCAGTCCATTTAATAGGAACATCTGCGCCATTAGTTCCATATAGTATTCCATTTGCATTAGCAAACTGAAATACGTTGTCATCTCCTGCTGTTATTGTTATAGATGCTGTTCTATCTGTCCATGCGTCAGGGCTTGTGGTAGCCTCATAAAACTTAGTTCCTGCTGTAGCAAATACCGTAGTAGTAGTAGTAGGGTCTGATATGTGCAATTCTCCACAGCCTGTAAACGTAGGCGCACCTGCTATGGCTCCTATGTTTTTATAGCCATCAAAACCGGCCCTTTTTTCTACTTGTCCAGCTTGCCCTATGCGACAATTTTCCATAGAAGATAGCATATCTGGTGGTATATCTTCAATAGGCAGATTATAAGCTACGCCCTTAAACCAAGGCCCATCTTTTTTTGTTTCTAATGCCATTATAATGTGCCTTCAACTACAGTAGTAGATACTCCCGCTTGTCCTGTTCTTGTTTGTCGCATACGTCTAAATCGCTTATCGCCCATCATATCTAAGTTCTGTCGTCTTGCGCGTTGCATAATGCGGTCAAACTCACGCATTTCAACGGCCATTCCTTCTTCGTCACCTTTTTCTTGTTGCAGTAATTTTGCTATGCCGTGATACAATGCTGCTTGAATAAACGGCAAAACGTAAGGATCTAATGATGTTGCGTCATTTTCTGCTGTAAAATCGGGAGTAAAAGAATAATATTGATAGTCGATTGTTTCGTTAGTAGTATCATCTTTGGGATACAATCCTATGCGAGGCGCACCTGTGATAGAATCTAAACCATGTATGTATAAAAATTCTGGAGTGCCAGTAATGCTAAAATCAGGATCTAAGTTTTGCATAGATTGTGGGTACGCAATACTTAATTTATTATCTCCAGTATTATTAAATACGGATAAAAGATTCATAATTCCCACATCTAACGAATATAAACGTGTAGGAGTAATACTCTGATATATTGCCTCTTCGCCTGAAGTGCCTCCGTTTATAGTTTCAGAAGCGGTAAATTCTGTAGTGGACTCGGAGTAAACACGTAGCGTCCCTGTGTCATCTCCTGCTACTGTTGCTGTAGCTCCAGAATTTGCTCCAGTTATTGTTTCTCCAACGGTAAACGCACCTTCATAACCTGTTATGGTCATGGTTTTTGTAGTAATAAAACTCCCACTTTTAAACTTCCACCACCATGTAGCATCTGATTCAATTTGTTTTATTACATCATTTAAATAACTTCGCGCATTTGTTTGATATTCGGTTAAACTGTCATCTAATGATGACCTTCTAAGAGCTATTTTTAAAACGTCTAATACAGTCATGCTAAATTAGTCCACGACCCTCCCTGATAACCTTGAAACTTATTATCTGTCGAGTTATATATAAGCATACCGTTTGCTGCGGTAAGGGCATTACGTTGTGTTGTAGTAATTCCGTTTAATTTTAATACGGTATCTACTGTTACATACGTAGATTGTATAGCCCCACTTAACACAGCATCAGCAGTAACTTGCGGTGATCGTATTGGTACGTTCTTATTGTTCATGCCAATTAGAATCAGACATATCTACATTACTTTTTTCTTCTCTTACCATACTGGCTACTTCATTCGTATCCATCAAAGCACCTATTCTTCGATTTGATGTGCTGCGCCCTTCTGCTTGGCGATCTTCCCAAATCCTTACAGCTTCTGGACCTTTACGTGATACGCCTTCTGGAGGATATATTTTAAAATTTTCTGGATGCACTACTGATCCATGTGCAGAAACATATGCAGAAGGATCTGCGCTTTTACGATTCTTTTTTGGTGCATTTGTTTTTCGTGATAATTCCGCCATTATATCAGGGTTGTTTTTTATTTGCTCTAATACTACTGCAACGTCTTCTGCTGATAGCTTAGTAGACGTTGCTTTGTTTTTCTTTTTTGGTTTTTCTATGGTTGCTTCGGTCATATTTTTTCTTTCTCTATTTAAATATAAGACAAGAAGCTAAATTCCGCCCCTTGTCTTATATGTTATTTAGGTCATATCAGCGTCCAACGTGTATGGACGTGTCAAATAATGCAATGCTTGAGTCGATACAGGAGTCCCTCTATCTGTTAAAGCTCTTGCCCCTATAACCTGATCTCCCGCCACTGGCGCATCGTCTAATTGACCTGCGGTTGCCGTTAAATATGGCAATTTGCCAGCAGCAGCCGAATAAGCCGTTAAGACATTAACTACTGCACATCCTCCAATCTGATACCACCCGTATTGATCTGCTACATTTGCACTCATAGCTACGCCAAACAGGCCATACGAATTAGCAACAGTTCGAACAGTCGTCCATGTCCGAGGGTCCATAACTACGCAGTCGCCAGCCACAGTAGAAGCTACCCCTTTTGCGTAAATAAATTCACCTACGCCATAGTTTGAGGTCGTATCTATATCATTAGCTTGTATAATTGCACCCAAGGGGTGATTTTGCGTAGTGCTAGTTGCGTTAATTTCTTGCGCTCCTACTGCTGCATCTATACTCTTAAATGTCGCCATTGTTTATTCTCCTAATTAATTAGCGGTGTCGTGTATAAGACCTTGACGGGCTAAATGATTGGTGGTTAATTGGCAACCCAAAACAATAAATGCAGATTTGGCAAGCTGGTTTTGTCCAGCTTGAAATGGGGTCTTAGAAAAGTTCATCCCTTGCTGTATCTTAAATTTAAGATACTTACTATTAAGCATATAGGTTGCGTCTGCTGTGCAATCCGCATCACCGATAAAAGGAATACCTTTATAGGTAGCATTTCGTCCGTCTATGCCTTGTTTGCCATTTGTAGTCGTTCTTAAATAGCCAGTGCTTTCAAAAATCGTTTCCCAATCCGCTAAATTGGCCTGAGAAGTAATAATCAAATCTGGCGTGTCGTTGCCTTCTGCTACTAATACATATAATTCGCTTAAAAATAAAGCGTAATTAAATATATTTGTGTTGGTTTGAGTTGTTAAAACATTATTACGTGATCCTACATTTCCGTCTACTTGAGCATTTCTCCACCAAGTATTAGTTCCACGATCTACGCCACCTAAGACACCCGTGTCAACAGCACCGCTATTAGGGCATATGTCTTGTAAGCCAATAGGTGCCTTGGAAAGATCTGATGCGGAAGCATGTAGGGCTGCATTAGCACCATCTAACGCGCCTTGCATGGCCTGACGAGTTTTGGCTTCCAGTAATTTAATTGCTTTATCGGAAGCTCGATTTTCTTTTTCTTCCGTCATCGCAATGGAAATATTAGAGGCTAAATATGCCCAATCATAAAAAGCCGCAGTTATGCCATCAAGTCGACTTGTTTGTAGCACGTCATAAGAATCAAACCACTGAGGGTCTTGAAGCGCATACATTAAATCTTCTTGAATCTGCTTACCTCCCGGCTCAGTTTCAAGCATATTATTTTTACGAAACGCATCTATAGTAGGATACGCATCTGAGATGTTGTCTGTTAGCCGCTTACGCTTTGCTCTTGCGGTAAGAGTCCACAGGGCATCCCAATTTTCGGTTGTGGATGTTGCTACCATTTTTTATATTCCTTGTTTTTTATACAGACGATGGACCAAATCCCATTCGTTGTGCCATCGCATATAAATCTTCGTTTGTGGGATCTTCTCCTAATTCAGTCGTAGAAATAGAATTGCCGTTTATTCCGATGGCATTTTGAGCATTTCTTCGGACGTTTTGATTGTTCGCTTGCGAATTGTTTTTTAAATTTATTACAGCCTCTACTGCTTCAGTTACTGTATATGGCCTACCTGTAGCTAAATTAGTATTGTTTACAGCAGCTTTAATACGCCCTTGTTCAGTAGTAAGTATATCATCTACAATCTCCTTACCGTGAGTATTCCTAAGCGCATTTACCTCAGATACCGTCCTCTGATGTTGTTGACTTGCAGATAGTTTATCCTGTTGCTGTATACGGTTAGCCATTCTTATTGTCAATTCTTCAAGCTGTTGTAGCTTTTTTTGACCGCCTTGAAAGTGTTTTTCTGCTTCTTTACGGGCAACTTCTGCTACAACATCAATACTTCCTCTGTCTTCTGCTGCTAAACGCGACCTTAAATCGGCATATGGATCTTCTGGATTTTGTGCGTTTAATACTTCCCCTACCGCCGCCTTAACCGTTTCGGCTTGGCTTTGGTTATTAGCACTCACTTGAGTTTGTTGAACTTGCCTTTCAAGATCAGCTATCCGTCTGTCTGATGCAGATTGGTGTTGACGCACGAACTGCTGCGCCTTTTGCCATTCTGGAGGAAGAGAGGACGTTTCCGCCCTTGCTATATCCACGTTGTTCGGATTGAAAGCATTATCGTTGGCTCCTGACGATGGCGATTGAGTTGATCCAGCAGACGGATCAGGAGAGGTTTCCCCCTCCACCAAATCACCAGCTATATCAAAAAGCGGTGTCTGGTCTGATGGGGACTCAATAGCGACCTCAGAATTATCATTGACAATAGCGTCCATTTCGGCCATGTGGTTTACTCCTTTGCGTTATTACGTTATTAAAGAGGATTTTGCTAATTCTTTTCTTACTTTATCTTGTTTGGTTTCAGTTTCTTTATAGCAATTAGACCCCCCAGATCGGTCTGAGGATTCTATAACTCCGTATTTTTTAAGCAGTTGCTGCTTATGTCCATAGTCTCTTACTACCTCACCAAAAGCAGGTTCGTATCGACCATACATAGCACCATTAGTCAAATTTAGAAAGTTCATAGTATTCCAAACTCTGTCTGCTTTTCGGGAGCATTGGGAGCATGTAATGGAATTTTTTATTTCTTTTTTTGTTTTAAATAAATGTTCCCATTCATAATTGCAGTAGTCGCATTTAAAATCTATCAAAGTCATTTTAGTTTTGCCCCGGATTTCGTGATACGTTTTGGCTTATTGTTTGTGCGTTAGAGCGAACTTCTGACACGGTATTAGCTACTTCTTCTATGGGACTATCACCAGACGGTCCACCTATTCCACCCCCCATTTCATTAGGCTGCGCTGCTGTTTGTCCACCACCCGTTGCCATGCTTTGTAGCATTTGCTGATGTTCTTGTGCATGTTCTAAAATAATTTGGGCAAATTGCTTGTTTTGCTGCGGATTGCCCGGTTGTTGTGATAATTGCTGCGCTGCTTCTACGTGTACTTGTATATGTAATTGGTGATTTTGACCGGGAAATACACCGGGATTTTGACCTTGAGATAATAGAATATTTTCATTATGTGCGGCTCTTTGGGCTTCGGCATTATCAGTTTCCCCTATTAAATCTTCCATGTTTGGCACTCTAAATGTGCGTCCAAGCATTTTTATTATTGAACTACGATTAACTTCGGGGAATTGCACCAACCACTGCGCGAGATTAAGCGTATCTTGTCTTTCTAATTGCTCTACTAAAGGTTGCATAGACCCTGCTTCTACGTCAATTTTAAACCGCACTTTAAACCAATCGGCTTTTATTGCTTCGTATACTGGATCGTTTTCCCCTTGTGCTACATTTATTAAAAACAGTTCTGGTGTATATCGCTCATCGGCCATCATACGTAAGGCATTGTGGATTATTTTCCTATATGCTTCGGCTACTTGTGCTTGCATCCATTCCCTATTTAGCTGCCCAAACGAAGCTACCAACGATGCTTCTGTAGCCGTTCTTCGTGGTCCTCCGCCTAATGCCATTTGCGACACCTGCAACACCTGTTCTTCGTAATTTCTCATGTCGCGTTCTATGCCTATTTGGTCCATTGGGGGTGGACCACTATCCATCAGCCTAAATGAGCTATTTACATCTTCCACCCATGCCATAGTTCCGTCTTTTCCTTCGCTTATGGCATCGGCAACGTCTGCGTTGCGTTCTTGTTCTCGTCTGCTGCCTAAGATTATACGCGCATCTCTTTTTAAGAGGTCTGTTCGCCTCGACACCGACTCAACTATGACATTTTGCTCATCTTCTACATAGGCCATTGGCGGCAAACCATAAAACTTTTCATCTGTCATATCAAAACGTATGGGTATATATGGAAATCCGTCTTCCACAAAAAACCCACCTGTTTTTTTAAATTCACCTAATAGATTTCCTTCTGCATCTTTTGTTGCTTCTGTTGCTAAGAAGGGGTGGTCTATTTCTTCAATAGGTTCATCTAATCCTTGATTAAAGGTGTATCTTTTCCTGTGAACTCTATCGTGAACCTCTATTAACAAAGCCATACGTCCATTATGAATAGATTCTTTTATGGCTTCGGATTCTTCTTCCGTAGCGGTTGGGTTTTCATCAAGATCTAATAATATTTCCTCTTTGTCTTCTTTTTCTATGGGCCTAATCTTGTTTCTATTCACATATCGTGGATCTTCACGCACAAATTCCAATGGAACAAGCATTTCTTCCATAATATACCGCGCATATCCGATTCCGGTTGGCGGCGTGAGTGGATCAGGGTATATGTCGAATGGCGAACATCGGCGTACATAAGGCATATCATCGGCCATGACATCGTTAGCTACATAGGGCGCAATAGCATCATCCCCTTTGGGGTTATATCCTACTTTTAGCCATCCTGCCATGCAAAAAAGGGCATCAAATGTTGCTTGTCGCACTTCAGGCATTACTTTGGCGCACTCTAAAAACGCATTTGCTGTCCTCTCATAGACTTCTGCTGGTAGTTCATTTTTTTCTTCTTCTACGCGCATAAAGATACGAGGATAATTAAAAGTGATTGAAGCCATAATCTGTCGTGCTAACGGATAAAACCTTGATATTTTTACTATCTCCTCTTCGGGTATCCCTAAGTTTTCAAATTCCATACGATAAGCTTTCAGCAGCCGTTTCCATAATTCATGGTGCGGCTTCATAGCTTTTTTAACAATTTCACGTTCTTTTTTCCAAAATCGTATAGTAGCAGGTTTCATGCAGCATACCTTGATTGTTTTGTTAGTTGTCCTCTGAGACTCCCAAGCACACGGTCGCCACGCATATTGTCTACTTTTGGTTTAGCTGGAGGTGACATAGGACTATATATGTGCATAAGCGCATATCGCAACTCATCTGCGGCATGATCTTCTGCGCGAGTGTCTAAATCTTCTGGATTAGCGTTAGATCGAGGCAGAGATGGGACGGTGCGACATAAATTATCGTTCCATCCATCAAAAACAAAGAATTGGCCTCTTTTTAGTAGATCTTTTACTAATCTCCATCCTGTTATCCGGTCATTATTTGCTGGAGTAAGGTATAGTCCTTGTTCGTTAAATATTCCCGCTGCTGAGTTGACAGCAGAATCAGTCAACCTTCGCTTAACCCACATAGAAGGATCAGCAAAAATAGATTGCGGTTTTCGGCCATTGGTCCAAGGGCATCCCGTAAGGAGCTTATCTATTTGATAGGCATGGTCAGTAGCGGTGCTATTGCCTTTATAATACTCGCAAATACGAAATACATTGTCATCATAGTCAGTAGTATAAAGCCCAAACGAAGTTGGTTTGGCTTCTCCGTAATCCATACCTCCAAAGAGAGGCCACGCTTCAGGGATCTCAAAAGCAGGGACACATATTGTTTTATGTTCCCATTGTTCAAAATATTGCCCAACGAAGGCATCCCAATCTCCTTTTAGCCATGCTTTGACCAGTTGTGGGTCGCCATGTGCTTGTGTTTTAAGGCGTTCAACATAATGAGGGTCATTATCCATAAGGATCTTATTGTCTTGCACTAAAGACCGTATGAACATGCGCGTCATAGTGGAGTGTTCGTCTTGTAACACTTTTCCTCCATATCGCGTTTCGCCATCTATGCTAAAGTATTGTTTTACCTCTTGATGTCCCGGACCACCCGGATTTCCCGTAGCTCTGATACGCATGTTTTTTACTCCTGCTGCTGATCGCAAACATGCTTTTAGCTTGTGGTATCCTTTTAAATTAGGCCAAAGGGGTAATTCATCCCACCCAATCCAAGTATACTGATGCCCTAGGTATTTGTCGGCATCTATTTCAGAATCCATATGCCGCAGCCGTAAAAAAGAACCATTAGGGAAACGCCATGTGTGGGTACCTACCTTATACTGGCATCCGGGGAAAAGCGTAGGAAACAACTCTCTCGTCCGGTATTCTATCTCTTCTAAGTCGGGATGAGTCTTTCTAAATAGCACGCCACGCCACGCAGAGCCATATTCTTGTACATCAGCAGCAAAATCACCAATAAGGAAGTCAGATTTACCTCCGCCTCGCGCACCCCCAAAAAAAAGCTCATCTACGAAAGCCGCAGTGATAGCATCTTCTTGTGGTCCCTTCTGTGGTTTCCATACGGCCATTATTCATTTTCCATAGGCGGAGTAGGCGTAGTTGGTGTCCAGTCGGCTGCGGATTCTGCTCTTTTGGGTAGCTCAACACCGATATCCGCCTCTTGCACTACGGCATGGGCATGGGCAACGCCAGCACGTAACTCTACTTTAGTAGAAGGATTGTCGCCTACTTCAGTACGTATCTCTCGTAAAATCTTAAGCCTTACCTCTATTAACGTAGGGTCAGCGGTATGATATAGCTTTTCAAGCTCTTTGACCCGCTCCCGCCGCTGCGCTAATCGTAAGTCATCAAAACGGTTGCGTAACAGTTCGCGCTTTTTTGCAAAAGCGGCTTGGAATAGCTCGTCTTTTTTCCACTGCTCTAATGTGTCTTTAGTAATTTTAAGATGTTTAGTAATCTTACTAGAAGGCATATCTGGGTTAAACTGATGCAAAAGCATCAACTCTATTGCTTGGCTCTGTATTGGCAAAAGAGGTCTAAGCGTAATATCCTTCTTCATCATTTTCCTCTGGCGTAGTTTGGTAGTCTGGTGGGAAAAACTGCTCTTCCCCCTCCGTCCAAAAAGGGTCACGCCCTTCCATCAGGCGTTGACGTGCATGGTTCTTAATTTTTGCCATGAGCGATTCGGGTATCTGTTCATCGCTGCCTGATGCCATACGCTGTAAAAGACTAAACTCTTCCGGTAGTAGCTCAGGAACTAAAGAGGGGATCTCCATAGTATCGGGATTTTGCGCCCACCCCAAGACCTCGCGGATAACCTCCATGTCCTGTGGCGTAAGACCCATCTCCTGTGGCTCAACGCCAACAGAATATTCCGTAGCAACATCCGAACCCTCCCCACCAAGCGGAACATTACCGTAATATCCCGATTGTTTCATCCCTTGGTTGTTATGGCGAGGCCCTATCGTAGGAGCATGTTTAGGGGCAAGCATAGAAGGCGGAAGTGCCTTAGATAGATTACCCAGTAAACCATCCCCCGGCATTATCGACCCCTGCGCTTAGGAGAAGGCTTCTTTTTAGTAGCTGCCTTTTTTGCCGCTGCCTTACCAGACTTAGTATATGGGTAACTTACTGAGCCAACCTTGGGCATAATAATACTCCTTCTTCAACCTTATGTAATTTTGATATCTCTTTGCCTTCTACGATATAGAAGGTATCTATATCGAGATTGTTTATATGGTGTAGTTGATATTTATCAAGAGGCATCTTGTTAGCAATACGCGCCTCTGTGCAAGGGTGACAGAAGAGGTGATCTTTTTTATAATTTTTCAATCTTTTCTCCTATCGTAAAAGGTAATATATATATAATATGATCTGTCAGCAAGCGCAAGCTTGGTGTTTTTCTTCCGTGTATATTGCCTCTGTAGTCTTTGTTCTCTGACCATGAATTTCAGACAGAGGCGAAAATGGAAGCCAATTAGCTTTGGTATTCTCACACACAATTACCTGACCTTTTCGTTTTTTGCACCATT